CCAGTAGTTTTGAAAGATTAAATTCATACAGCATTCCTTTTTATTGGGCAACTGTTTTTATATTTGAAAAAAATCTAGTTACACGGGCTTTATTTGATTTGGTATCGTATGTTAAGGTAAATTGGTTATATTTTAGAATGTTGTACGGAATAGACACAATTACATTTAGAAATGATTATGCATTTAGTATTGCTATACATTTAATGAATAATAAGATTAACGGGGGCTTTGCTGTTGAGCTACCCGGTACAATGACTTATATTTTAGATAGGGATATACTAGTTGAACACACTGATACCAGTATGAAATTTTTAGTAGAAAAAGAAGGTTGTCGAGGCGAATACATTGCAGCAAAGACGACTGGAATAGACATACATGTTATGAATAAAGCAAGTCTAGCTCGTACTATCGACGGAGGTCTTGGTGTCTAAAGGATTTTTAATTTTTGCAGAAAATAGTAAATCATGTAATTATGTTCAACAAGCATACGCTTTGGCTTTAAGTATTAAACATAGCCAAACAACAGTTACTTCTGTTAGTATCATAACCAACGACAGCGTTCCTAAAAAATATCAGTATGCGTTTGATAATATAATTCCGATACCTTGGTCAACGGAAGTTGTAGAATCTAAGTATAAAGCGGAACATCGTTGGAAATTTATTCACGTTAGCCCATACGAAGAAACAATAGTACTTGATGCAGACATGCTGTTTTTAGACGATATAAGTAACTGGTGGGATTATTTAAAAGACCACGATATTAAATTTTGTAACAGAATTAAAAATTATAAACTTGAAGTTGTTAAGCAAGATGTAATTCATCGTCGAGTATTTCTTGAAAATAAATTAACTAGTCCGTATTTTGCGTGTCATTATTTTAAAAAATCAACTAAAGCATTTGAATTTTATAAAACATTAGAATTTGTGTGTAATAACTGGGAATGGTCTTACAATAAATTCGCCAGTGTTTGGTATCAGGATTGGTTAAGCATGGATTTAGCTACAGCAATTGCCGTTGAAATTACTGGGCAATATGATAGTGTTATGGATGCGGTTAATCCTATGGAATTTGTACATATGAAAACTAGTATACAAGGTTGGGACATGGCGTATTCTAGTTGGCAAGATGCTGTTCCGTTTTTATTAAACAGTCGAGGCGAGCTAGTAGTTGGCAATATTAAACAACCAAAATTATTTCACTATGTTGAAAAAAGTTTTTTATCAAAAAGGATAATATCACGGTTAGAAGGAATAGCCAATGGCAAAAAAGAAACTGCTTGACCTAACGCCTAAATACTATGTCTATTATGACAGAAAAACTGGCGCATTAATCTCAGTTGGTAACGAAAAAGATGATAGGTACGATCACGGCATTGAAACTACTTTTGACGAAGTAGAAAAATTAATAGACGGTTCGTGGTCTATGAAAGACTATGTTGTTAGCTATAAACGACAATTAGATGGCACTTTAAAATTAGCAATAATTCCAAATACTGATCAAGGTTATATTTTTAAAAATAGTCTTTTTGAATGGATAACAGAAATAAACGACAAAGCTGAATGTCAGGTAGTGTGGAACGGTAAGGATGGATGCTGGGATTTTAGTTTAAGTCCATCTATTAAAGTAGTATATAGTGATAGTTTACTAGCACCTAAGCTGGTGTTCTTTGTTACATTAGAAACCGATTTTGATTTTTTAGTTAGAACTATATTTGTTGAAACAATTGATTTAATGTCTTCGGAAAAACTATCAGTTCCGTTCACAACAAATTTCGAACAACATTCGGATAAGGTATCAATATCTTCAAAATTAGTTTTTAAAACATACGGATTAAGGATTATACATGAGTAATATTATAAAAATTATTGAACAGGACATTGTATTTTTAAGTTATGATGAGCCTAACGCAGAAAAAAATTATGCTGATTTATTAGCAAAGGTGCCGTGGGCTAAACGTGTACATGGAGTCAAAGGTAGCGACGCCGCACATAAAGCCTGTGCCGCTAAAAGCGAAACTGAATACTTTGTTACTGTAGATGCTGATAATATAGTTGATCCAAAATTCTTAGAAGTAGAAATTGATTTAGACGCACTTAAACTTACTAGTGAAAATGTGTTTAGTTGGTGCGGCAAAGTTTCAGTAAACGGACTTATGTACGGCAACGGCGGCCTAAAATTATGGACACGCAAGTTTGTCAACGAAATGCGTACACATGAAAATTCAAATCCTACGGATGAAAAAGGTAAAGTAGAGTTTTGTTTTGACGACAAGTATTATCAGTTCAATGACAACTACAGCGAAAGTATTGTAACTGCTAGTCCGTTTCAAGCGTGGCGAGCAGGATTCCGCGAAGGCGTTAAGATGTCGTTGGATCAAGGAACTAAGGTTGATAATTTACAAAAAATATGGTGGCAAAATTATGATAGATTATTAATTTGGTGTAGTGTAGGCGCTGATGTAGAAAACGGCATTTATAGCATACTAGGTGCCAGAGAAGGCGCCGCATTAACAAATTGTACAGATTGGGATTATGCCAATGTACGTGATTTTGAATGGTTGACTACTTATTGGAATGAGCATTACGAAACTGCTACAGAAGAAGTAAAAACAAAACAGATTAATTTTTATGGCAATGAACTCAGAGATAAATGTAAACTTGAAGTAGCAAATTATGATTCAGCTGGCAGTCGATTATTCAAACGAGTTTACCATAATACACCTAGGATAATTCGTAGCCGTGTTTGATATTATTTTTATCAGTTATAACGAAGCTGATGCCAATAAAAATTTCAGCCGGCTAAAAGAACGATTTCCTTTAGCAAAACATGTTAGCGGAGTTAAGGGCATACATCAAGCCCATATAGCAGCCGCCAAAAGAAGTTTTACTCCTATGTTTTGGGTAGTAGATGCTGATGCTATTGTATTAGATACATTTAATTTTGATTACAAAGTAACAAAAGAAGAACACGATATTGTACATGTATGGCGTAGTCGCAATCCTGTAAATGGATTAGAATACGGATACGGCGGTGTTAAGTTATTGCCAAAAAAATTAACTATTGATATGGATGTTACTAGTACTGACATGACTATGAACATTAGTACTAGATTTAAAGCAATGGAAGAGATTAGTAACATTACCGCGTTTAACACAGATCCATTTAGCACATGGCGCAGTGCCTTTAGAGAATGTTGTAAACTAGCAGTAACTAACAATCAAGAATCGTTATCTAGATTACATCAATGGTGTACAATTAACGATGCGGTGCCTTATGGTTATTATGCCTATTTAGGCGCACTCGCCGGACAATCATACGGCCAAAAAAATGCCTCTAATAAAGAGGCATTGGATAAGATAAATGATTTTAACTGGCTAGAAGTTCGTTGGCTAGAGGAAAAATCTCAGCTATCACTTTAGCACAAGCAATAGCAACTTCTTGGTGTTCAAGTTGTGTGCCATTAGCACTACGCAATTCAATAAAATGAATCCAACTACGCAGTGTTCCATTCATATATAAACGACTTTCTGTAAGACCTTCTGGTAATACAGCACGAGCCTGTTCTTTAGCTATACCCTTAGAGATAGCTTCGGAATAGATAGATTGTGCTTGTTCGATGATGAATTTCTGTTTAGCATCCCACCATGCTTGTAGCTCTGTATCATTTGTACTGATACTGTTTTGTCTATTTTTTGTATCTTGCAACCGTGCTTCTCTACATACAAACGACAAGTCTTTAGTAGGGTCAGCATATCGCTGACTGAACTCTTGGAAACTAAAACTTCTGTGTCGCAAGATTTGTCGGGCAATATCTCTGGTTGTTGTGATTTCAATACAGGCTGAGACCATTTCGAGTGGGCTCCAGTGTTGGTGTTTGACCAAGTATCTGATGAGCTTGTCTGATGTCTCTGTGTTGAGTTGATTGGAGGGATTGCTGACACGGGCGCAATACGCAATGAGTTCTTGAGCATCCGCAATGCCCATGTCTCTAAATTCGCCGGTTGGTTGACTATATGATAATAGTTTAACATTCATTTATAATTTTCTTTTCTTTAAAAATCGTTGGGTTCCTTTTTCGATATCTTTCTTGATACGATCTGTATCAAGTTTAAAATCGACATCGACAATCCTACGTTCGTATGTTTTAAAAAGTTCAGAGAGAGACTCTTCAAAAGAGTCCCAACCTTTACGTTGAGTTACTTGCGTTACTTTTATTTCCCAAGTTTTGCCATCTTTAAATGTGATCAATACAGCATGGAGATACCTAAGGGGTAACACACGGAGTTTTACCTCTCCAAATACTTCTGGCCAACACTCAATAACTTCCTTGGGAAGTAGCCTTCCCTTTGCGATCATTTAGTCGTTGGTCGCTTTGCGGTAGGTGATAGTTCTTCGGCTTTCCTACGAAATTCGGCAGCTTGCTTTGCCAGTTTATCTGCTTGACTACGATAGTGTTTTGCTTCAGTTTCTGCGTTATCAAAAGATGTAACTTCAGGCGCTGTTTCATTTACGCTTGCTGAGGTTGTTTTGGCAGCATTGTCATTTTTCGAAGGCACATTATTAACTTGGGCAACTTCTACAACTTGCGATTTGTCATTGCTTCCGGGTTTAATGTGCAAATCGTCAACAGCAATTCCACGTTGCTCGGCAATTATTTGATTGAGTTCGGACAATAAAATTGATGCGTTAACTGACGGAGTCATTTCAACTTGTTCTGTTCCGACTTTAACTAATCTGCCAGATACATGTAAATGTGGTAACATACGGCTACCATCTGGAAATTGTGTTCTATCTAGTGCTTCGGCAAATTCATATGCTTCTTGGGCAGTAGAACTTTCCACTAAGTTAATAATTGCGTTGTGTAGTTCGTCTGGCAAATTTTCTGTTGGTACTACGAGACAGCTATAAGCGTCTCCTGGCAGTGTACGGTACGCAACAAGGACTTTCTTGTTTGAACCTTTGATTCTGCCTACGTGTTTTAGTGATTGCATAATTATGCTCCTGGTTTAGCCGCGTCTGCTTGTTTTGCTACCGACTCTAAAAATGTTGATAATTTTGTGTAGGTTTGTCCCACAACAGTCATTTCGTTTGGTTTAAATGCGCCGCGTGAGCTAGCGATATCGATGATAACTTTCATCGCATTTAAATCGTTAATAGTTAGTTCGTTTGCTTCGGCTTTTTGAGTTTCCGGCGCTTGTGCTTCTTCTTGTTTTTCAACTTGTTCAGTCATGGTATCTCCTTAGTTAAAGTATGCTATTAATTTATCTCGTTTGTAAATGCGGACAGGCAATTGTGAAAAAACTTAACTCTTTTTCACTTTCAAAGCCTATGCGTGTAGTATACACGATAGTATTGGTATTATCCAAGGCTAATCCTTGCCCTATAAAATACCTACTGTTGAGATTTTGTTTAATCCATGAATCTAAATTCTTAAGTAGTGCTGGATTGTATTTTTCTATAGTTGTATATTTGAAATGCGGAGCGGCAAATTCTGCCCTCCGTATCCCAAAATAATTAAGCGGATTTGGCTTGCCGTTCTTCAAAGCCATTACGCCCGTACCTTAGATTCTTCGTAATAAGCATGTTCGCCCCATGGAGGAACAATAGTATTATTGCCGTGGATAATAAACAAACTATCGCAATAGTTTTCATCGCCCCATGAGCCGTATGGATAACCGTCAGTAAACATAATGAACTTTTTAGGAGTAATGTTATTTTCTTTCATGTACTCGTAGTTAACATCAAAATCTGTACCGCCACCGCCCATTGGTTCATAATCCATGAACTCGTCCATGTTATAACCGTCAAAGTCTTGTTCATTATAAATGCTAGTATCGAAGCACCAAAGTTTAATTTTAAACTCTTTGTACTCTTCCATAATGCCTTTAATTTCTGATAAGAAGTCTTTAGCTTGTTCGTCACCAATAGAACCTGACATATCAATTGCTACACAAATATCAATTGTTTCATCATAATTAGTGCCTGGCAAAATAGCACTCATGTGCCAGCCTTTGCGGTTAGGCCGCATAAATGTATAGTCATTCTTGATTGTACTTTGAATTTGCTGACGCAACATTTCACGCCAGTTCATTTTAGGTTCAGTCAATTCCTTAATCATACGTGCAATGCTGGCTGGAACATTGCCAGCACCTGCGGCTTGAGCGGCTTGCATCACTGCTTCACGCATCTCGTCACGAATCTCTTTTAACTGTTCTTTAGTGTATTTAGGTTGACCATTACCGCCACCATTTTCTGGATCCAAGTGTTCATCCAACATTTGACCTAAAGCGGCCAATTGTTCTTCGTCGTATTTTTCGTAAATTTCGTCGTATACTTGTTCAGCACTCCAGCCGTAATATTTAGGATCGTGAAAGATTTTAATATCAGGCAAATTATAATCGCCAATACGATCTCTCACAATTTGTCCGTTAACAGCATAGTCGCAGGCGATATTAAAAACTTTTGGATCACGGCCTTCACGTCTGCTCATGTGGTCAAAAACAGCATGGAGAATTTCGTGA